AAATAGGGCTGATTACCATCAATAACGATACCACAACTAAGGATGGCTTTCTTGAGGTGTGGTTTTGAGTAAGTCATTGCTGGATGCGTCTGATCCACGCCGCAGCCAACAGACATACCAAAATACATGGTTGTTGGTCCTTTTAGCCAGTGTATGCTACCGAGGCTATGATGATGTCCACATACAACGGACTCAAGCCTTGCTTTAGCAGCATTAAACGCTGGAGTTTGACCTCCCCAACCATCACCATGAGTATAGAATACACCGTCAACATGGAAACTGTAGTCCCAGTTCCAGTTAGGAGTATTGTACAATTGCTTAAAGTCTAGCAGGTAGAACGGAGGGATTCCATTCTTGAATGCTTTACGATAAACTCTTGCATCATGGTTGCCAATGCACACACTTGCTTTTGGAAACGCTTTGTACCAAAGTTTAGTGTGTTCATAGGCTTGCATGTATTCATCTGATGGTGACGGTAGATCAGGATTCTTGTCATGTGCTGAGATAGACTCATGATCTATGATGTCACCGATGAATACGGTGTTGTTTGTTTTGTACTTCTTTTGCATGTCCTTGCAGAATTTAAGGTAGTCCTTGTGGTCTGCTGGACAATGCAAGTCACCGATTACGAGGGTGTTCATGTTTGCCGAATCTCCTTTTGGCATCTTCCTTCCACTGAACTGCTAGTGGAGGAAGAGGCTCGCCGTTATCTTGAGGAATTGGCTCATATACATTAAACTTACCCTCAAGGTGCATGATTTGATATTTATTAAGGTTAGAATGATCCTTCATTCTTTTGTCTCCGGGCTCGTCGCCGTTGAATTTCTGATCGTTTACGATCGCGTTTGATACGAACTTTGTCATAGTTCCACTCTCGTAAATCCTTGCGACGAACGTTCTTTTGCTCAGCCATTATACTTCCTCGATCTTTACGACCATTCGCTTGGGGATCTTATTTACCTGAGCGGTTTCGTCAGGACCAACAGTGGAAGTCAGGGAAATCTGTTCTTCGTCGTTGTGCAGGACAAACCCAACAGTCAGCATCATCGGTAAAGGATTCTTTGCTGAACTGCGGGCTTCGTCCTTACACAACCACTCTGCTCCACCTACCGTCATTGCATCAACCCAAAGAACTTTGACAAGCTTTGGAATCTTTTCTGGGTAGATGACATTCTTAGGCAAAGAAGTATTCTGATTCAAGGACTTCTTCGACTTGGAATTTGCCTTCTTCCGAGGGGACTTCGGGGAGATAGATTCCGTATCTGGTTTCGATTTCTTCTTTGAGTTTTTCAAGTTGATTCTCCTTATGAATCTTTACGAACTCTTCTCTTAGTAACTGATGCATTCTCGTAACATAAGGAGCATAAGTTCCGTACGAGTCATGGACGAATGAGTATGCGTTCATGCCTTCTCCAAGCATACGGTAAATTGTCATAAACATATGAGCTGCATCTAGCGAATGGATGAAGTTTGGAGAAATCGCCAGATACTGTCCAGGACCATCGAGATCTTCAGTAACAGTCGAGAAAACAAGTTGTTGTCTATTAAATAATTCCGCATATGAAACTCTTTCTAGTACTTGATTGTACACATGATGTACTTCAAACCCGCTGGGGGTTGTCCATACGAATGGCTTGTTCATTGAGTTAAGAACGTCTGCGACCTCTCTGAGCCATTCCTTGCCACGGTTGGGGGATTGCATGGTTTCACCCAAGCCTTGCTGTATAGCCCGGCTAAGCTCAACCACAGCCCCGCCCCGTTGCTCCTTGGGAACCCAATCAACATGACCTTCTTGCTTGACATACTTTTGCATACCATAGAAGGTTAGGCCATAAGCATCACACATAGTTGGTCGCTTGGTGACTGCTCTTGGAAGATTGTTATCCCACTTTGTAAGAAACACTTGGAACCAAGAGTTCTCTGGGTGCTTCTGCATGTGTGCGGTTGCGGAGTTAGCAATAAACTGGTAAAGATCTTCTGGCTTTGTATTCTTAGACAGATTAACCAGTTGAGCAAGGGTGCCATCTTTCATGATTGCAGACCAATGCTGGACTCCATTGTTAGCACCATCCATCTGGACAGGCAACTGAGTCATACCATCAGTCCGTGTAATTTCAAAGACAGCAGCCAATCGTTGGAATGATTTGTTTTTCTTCTTTGAAGTATCAATCCATTCACGATTCTTGTATGGGTCTTCTGCAATTCTACGGAACATGTCCATATTAGCATCAACCCATGCAACCCGATCTTCAAACGGTTTCTTGTCTTGATCAAACGAGTTTGCCAAGTGGATCTTCAACCACCTGAGTCCGTCTTCAGTCTGCTTGATTGGAACAGCAAACTGAACAAGTCCTCGGTCAAAGTCTACTCCTTGGGGCGATAGCAACTCACATACTGAGTATGCTCTACCCCGGAAGTCTAGGGTGTATGGCATATAGAAGAAAGATGCGTTGATCATCTTCTTTGCCAGCTCAAGCCGAACAATCATTCGACTACGAGCTTGCTCTTCCTTATACCATTCACCCCAGGCTTCATTGGATTCTTGCATCCACTTTGCTTGCTGCTCTTTGGTTCCGTCCTCTGGATAAGGACGGGTAAACGCAAAGTCATTATAAGTGTACGCAGGAACATTTGCCAAGCGATGGTCGTTCTCAAACATGGTCTTCATTACCTGATAGACCTGAGTGTTTACTGACCACTCGGTATTGCTGAGGGCATTTAGACCCTTGAGAACCATATCACTTGGGCGTGAATCCCAGTCCTTTGGATTAGCACCGACAGGATGATATCGTTTAATCATCTTCTTGCGAATCCATGGGGACAGGAATCCACCATCTTCCTCCACGGTGTGTTGAACAGGAGGACAGATCATAGGACGGTACACAAGGCAGGCGACTTCAAGCATCTCATGTCGCTTGTTAAGTTCTTGGAGAATCCAAGGGGCAAAACAAATCAACAAAGACTTCTTGTTCTTTCCATTCCAATGTACTCTAGAGGTAATAATATCACTGGCCATAGCAATGCGAAGCATGTTATGACCAAGGTCTTCCTTCTCCTTAGACTTGAGTTTATGGATTTTGGATACCTTGGTAGTGAATGCCTTGCAACGCTTGACAGTCCAGTTCTTAATGAACTTGGATTGCTTACGCCAGTCTTCTGAGAACCGCTTCTTGGCTTGTTGATATGCTACGATATTTACGATGTCGTCAGCAATCAACTTGGCTACTTGCTGTGCAACAGGGGCATTACTTGGAATACCCATGCGATCGTCAAAGTTCTGCAAGGTATTCCTAGTCAGGAATATCCGCATGACATTTCTGATCGTGATGTCTGCCATTTTAGCAGCCCCGACACAGAGGAGCGGAGCAAGCCAATCAGGTGACTTGCGATTCTCACAGCACTGATCAATCCATTTCTGGTAGTATGGCGTTAGGTGAATAACCGCAGACTCAAGTAGCAGTTGTTCTGGCTTACCTTCGTCTGGAGCACGGGAATACTCACGCCAATACCTATCTATGCTGTTTTCCAGTAGTTCTTCTTCATGAATCTTCTGGATAGTTACCCGTTTACTTTGTTCTTCCTTGGAGAGTTTCTTCCAAGCTTCAAGCATATGATCTCCTTATATTATTGGTCATTTTATGCTCCTAGCTACAAGCCTGAGTATCCGTCTCGTAGTCAGTATTGACCAAGGCATTCCAAGAATATTGGAACTTATCCTTGGGGATAATCTCGGAGATAGCCTTTGCATACTCTCTGATTTCATACTGGGCATGTGGATCTGAGCGTTGCTTGAAGAACCTAGCGTAGGCCGACAAGCTACCAGTCCAATACCATTCGGTGTAGATACCCTGTGGTAGCACAAACCGTGCCTGTTCAGGGGCTACTCCGATATTAAGGAGATGTCTGTATGTACTTTGTGCAGCTTCAGCAGCATGTCCATAGGCAATAACAGCCTTGTTATGATCGTCTGGAGCAAGGAAGCCGCTGCTACCTTGTTTCATTGAAGCGGAAGGTTTACTTCTGAATCGCGGCACATAAAATTCCACTTCGTCAGAGACATAGCGTCTGGAGATTTCATTCTCAACAAACCCAACCTTATGCTTGAAGAACTGAGTTCTAATTGAGATTGGGGCCTTGATATGCAGAGTCAATGTTGCATGTGCAAAGGGAGTCCAATGGTTATGCCTAGCGAGATAATTAATTAGCTTCTTATCTTTTTCACTAAGGTTGCCATCTTCATATTTAGATTGACTAGCGAAGGATACCCGAGCAGCATTAACTACAGTGAGATCTGAACCCATGCAGTCAACGAGTCGAACAAATCCACGATCAAGAACGTGTATAGTATTTAAGTAGGTCATCCGGTATGCCGTAAATGGTTTTACCAAATCCCATCCATTCTAGCGTTTGGCTACAACGATGGACACAATCATTTTTCTTTGGCCAATATGTATAGGTAATAACCCAAAAGAACCTACACCATAAATCATATACAGTCATTCTTGGAAATGCATCTGTGTATTGTTTTGCTTCTGGTAAAGTAGTCTTTGTATAGCCAATGAATATTTCTTTATTAAATCCCTTGAGTTTACGATCAGCTCTTTCCGTTACCCACTGAGGAGCTAATGCTCTGTCCCAGAAATGAATTACACAAGTCCCAATCCTGAGAGAACAGTGGTTGTGATATGAAAATCTGTCGTGCCACCAGTCTATAAAGGGATGAATCGCTCTGGGTTGTTTGTAGAACCTCAGATAGACCGGTAAAGTGTCTTCGGTACTCTGTATAGGGTAAGGTTGGGACGTTGTTTTCATATGTAATTACCCGTACGGTTAGGTCAAGTACTTCCATGGGATAAAAAAGGGGACTTTCCTAAGCATGTAGCCTAGGAAAGTCCCCTTTCAATAGGAATGTCTATCAAACAAGAGCCAGAGCAGAGGTCAGAACGCTAACCTTCTCCTTAGCACCATCGCCAAAGAGAGTGTCAACGAATCGAGTCTCATGCTTACGATTTCCACGGTAGACCTGAGAGTGATCAAGCCAGTTGGTAACTGCATTGACAGCAGTCCAAAGGTTTGCACCGCTAACCTTAGTTTCAAGGTCAAAGGTTTCAGACCACTTGATCATAGCCTTCCGAGCAGACTTGTTATCTTCCTCTTGCACTTCATTCACAGGGTTGCTGTGAATCTTGCCGAAGAGATCAACATAGACCTGCGTCCAGAACTGCTGAACAAATTCAGTAGTGACGGGCTTGTAAGCAAGGATATCCGCAGCTTCCTTGAAAGTCTTGGTACGGCTATTGAATTCCTCAATAGCAGTAGCCAGTGATTCAAGACGGTGTGTAATGTTACCGTTATGCTTCAGGGAAATCATCATGTTGTTACGCCGACCGCTAGTTACAGCCATGTTCAGCGTATTCTGACAGATGACACGGATAGTTGTGGGGAGAACACTCATGGTCCACTGACCGTCATGGCCATTAGTAACCAAGCAGTAGGGAATGTTAGTGTCACCCTCAGGTCCAACGTCAAAGGGATTGCCACGCATCTGATACCAGACGCGAGCACCGCCGCTCAGGGAGCCAGCAGTTTCAATCTTGACATCAGAACCCTGCACTCGCTCGCAAAGCCAAGCAAGTTCCTGATTCTGCACAACCTGATAATCAGGACCAACGATACCAAGAATAGCATTGGTGTCGTTACGAACCGTAGCAAAGAACCGGCTAGTTGTAGCAACGGTTCCATCAGACTGGGTGGCAGAAACCGGAAGCTTGTTCACGGTCCAATCAAGACCAGCCTTCTCAGTGGCATCAGACAGGCTCATGCCTGAGATGTTTGTACCAACTGAGGTAAATGTACT